TTATTTTATGTCTTTTTTTAATAGTTTTTCAAACGCTGTAGCTGCTGTATCTTTTTCTTTGCGTAAGACATGGCCATAAACATTCATTGTAGTATTAAAATCTCGGTGTCCTAAACGTTTTTGAAGCTCTTTTGGAGTCATATTAGGATCGCTAAGCAAATAGGTAGCTGATGTATGTCTAATGTCGTGAAAACGAATGTGACGCAAATTGTGACGTTTGGTGAATCGTTTGAACTTCTTATACAGATAACTTCCACGTGGTAAAGTTCCATCTTGTTTTGTATCAAATATAAAATAGTGTTTTAATTTCTTTATATTTAATTTCCAACGAATCTTTTTATTCTCTTTGATTAATTCATCTAACATATCAAATAGATAAGCAGGACCGGTTACTATTTTTTCATCATCATCATTTTTCAAACCTGGAAGCAACCGAATATCTGATTTTCCATCTACTTCTGAAATCCGCTGATGAAATCTTATTTCTTGTTTATCAAAGTAAATATCTTGTTCTTCTAAAGCTGCAATTTCTCCTTGTCTTGCTCCTGTAATAAATGCTAGAACAATTAAAGTTTTAATTTCTATGCTTTCCTCAAATGCTGCTTTTAGCATTGCATGAATTTCTTCTTCCGAATAAGGTTCTTCGATATTCTTTTTTACGCCTTTTTCTTTTGGTATTTTTACATTTTCCACAGGATTTTCTTTAATTGCTCCGTACTCATTTTTAGCCATCAAAAATAAGTTGTTAACGGCGTATAACATACGAAGCCTTGTATTTCTTGATAAAGGTTTATCAGAATTTCTCCCAGGATCTTTTGTATTGATTCTTTGAGCATTAACAACAATTTTCTTTATCATGTATGGTTTGATATCGATTAGAGGGATAAAATCAAATTTATCAAGAAATCTATTCTCGATCATTCGCTTATAGTTATGATAAGACTTTGGCTCTAAATTTTTTTCGGCCTCTGAAAGCCATATTTTTCTATAAAATTCACCAAAAGTTATATTGAATAAATCCAACGAATCATCGGTCATTCCTTCGAATTGCTCTAACCAGATGTTCAATTCTTTATATGCCGCTCTTTTACTATTTGCTTTTATAGTTTTGCTTTTTCTTTTTGCCGAGCCATCGGGTTTGTATCCTAATACAGCTCTTAGTCTATATGTTTCGTTGTCTACTTGTTCTAAGTATCCTGTTACTTCTGACATAATTGAATCAGCTCTCTTTCTCTGATACAATAGGAACTATAAAGAAGCCTATCGTATAGGTTTGTTTTTTCATAGAACACGCTAGCTTTGGTCGGTGGGCGTGTTTTTATTAGTTATTGTGGTAGGTTATCTAAAGCGTATTGTGCTTGCTCATCTGTAAAACCTTCAAATATAAGTTGATCGTACAATTGCGAATCTGACATTGATGCCCAATCATCGTAACTTTCCGCTTTAGCCAAAGCTTGTTCGTTGTAATCGACATCAACATTAGCCAGCGCATAATCGATTGCATCACTTGGATATTCTTCAAACTCTAGTTGTTCACGCAAACCTTGTTCAGACATACCAGCCCAACCTAGATAGCTTTCAGCTTTGCTCAATGCATTTCTGTATTCACGAGGAACACTTTCTTCTTGAGTAACTTCTTCTATAGTAGTTTCAGTAGTTTCAGTAGTTTCAGTAGTTTCAGTTTCTTCTTCAACGACTGTAGATTCTGCTACCGATTCTTCAGAAGACACTTCTGTCACGCTTTCTTTAGTTGTTTCAGCGACGGTATTTTTAGCATCATCACTGCCTCCTTGCGAACCTATAGCAATAAACACCACAACAACCGCTAACAACCAAAACCATACCCGTTTATAAAACGGTTTCTTAACCTTATACATTTTCCCATCTTGACCCATAACTTTTTTTGCCATTTAAATATCCCTCACTTCTTGTTATAATATATTTGTGATCTCAGAAATGAGGTATGAGTCCGTGTTGCAGCACGGGCTTTTTTCTTTATAACTTTTTTAGAGATTATAGGCAAAATAGTAGGGCATAAAAATATATTATTGAATTCCGTATTTAAAAAATCCTAATTGAACTTCACCGGAAGTCTTTTGCTGTGTTGTACGCAATGCTTCTTCTTCAGACATTCCATTCTGTACTTTCCATGCAACAGGCGACATCCCGTATTTGTTAACAAAATCAGTAAGTGATAAAGTGTCAGCGTCTTGCTGAGCGCTTGTTTGTTGGGCTTCTGGATTTTGTTGAGATGCTGCTTGTTGTTCTTTCTGATCTTGACTGATAATATTGCCAGCATCATCTGTAGTCAATCCATTTTCATAAAGGGCCACGCCGAAAGCTTCCCACTCTTTGTTGGACCAATTTGCACGATCAGCTGGAGTTGACTGTAAAGTGCGTTGTTTCATCTGTTCATATGTTTCTTCTTGAGGTGCGGTTTGGATTGTACTCTGACTGGAGCTTATAACTGTTGGGCTAGGTTCCGCCGTAACTTGGTTGGAGCTTGTAACTGTTGAACTAGAATCTGTTTTAGATGTAGATTTGCTAGTAGATGAACTGGTTTCAGTTGTTTCTTTTGTTTTACTTATTTTTGTTTCTTGGTTAGAAGTGGCATCTGTTGATTCAGCTTTTTTATTATTTGAACAAGCTGAAAGTAGCAGAGCAGTACTTAACAACAACATAACGCTAACTTTTTTCATTTTATACTCCTCTTTTCTTTGATACAATAAGTTGTAAAGAAGCCTACTATATAGGTCTAATATCTCACGTCACTCAAACTTGGTAGGGGAGAGGGCGTGTTTTTTGTTAATTTAGACTTTCGAAAACTAAAGTAGCTTGGATTCTATCGCCACCACCGAAACCTTTACTACCACCGTTTGTAGTGGAAATAGTGTGTAATCGATAACCTTTAGAACACTGTCTATTTATAGTGTTTTCAAGTTCTGATAGGTTTTGCGACCCTGTTCCTATAAATTTTTCTTTTAATATAACTTGCAATACAACATAATTTGGCATATTCTTTTCCTTCTTTCTACTATGATAATAAATACTAACCCCTAGTCGCAGCGCCAACTTCGACTGGGGTGCTTTTTATAGGTCGGCGCTCATCTTAATTGCCTTACCCAAAATTCTTGCCGGGTTATCCGGAGTAACTATATACGGGTCGTATGATTGATTGTCTGGCATTAACATCACTAAATTACCTTGACGCTTAACACGTTTGAGAGTAGCTTCTGTATCACCGTTTACAAGAACCGCTGCAATTTCTCCATCTTCCACGTTTGGTTGTTGTCTAATAAGTACATAAGCGTTATTTGGAATAGTTGGTGCCATGCTATCACCTTTGCAATGCAGATAGAATAAATCGCCTGTTGGTAGTGTGTCAGCAACTTCGTCTCGATAACCTTGGATATTTTCCTCGGCTGTGATTGGGTCGCCACAGGCAATATCACCAATAATCGGAATCGGAACCAACTGGCTAACTTTTAACATTCCTTCGATCTGTTCTTCTGTAATTCTAGACCGCGGAACATTAAAGTAATCTGCTAACGCTTGAATTTTATCAAGTCTTGGATATTTTTCGCCATTAAACCAACTTCTAACAGTTGCTTCTGCAAAACCAGTTTCTCGTATCACATCAGCTTGCGTTTTTCTTTTTAATTTAAGCAATTCGTTTAAGTTTTTTGCTAAAATTTCTCGCTGATGTTGAGCAGTTGTTATTTTTTTCATACTACTTTATACCTCCTTTCGATGTATTAATCATACACCTAAAGTGAGGGCAAGTAAATAACTAAAAGTAATTTTTTTTACTTTAAGTGTTGACTTCGTACTTTTAGTACGGTATAGTATAGACACAGACAAGGAAGTGAGGTGATATAAATGCCAGAGCAATTATCAATTTCAGCATGGCGGGAAGAGAAAGGTTTTACACAAGAAGCTTTAGCACAAAAGCTTGGTGTCAATGAAAAGACGGTTAGCGAGTGGGAAAATAAGAAAGTATCCGTTAAACCTATGCACATATTTGCTATTGCTTATGTACTAAAAGTGGACGCTGATTTAATTCGTCCGTAATTTTTTTATCATATACCGCACTTTAAGTGCGATAAGGAGGAGACAAAATGAAAACACAAAAATTTGAAAATAATCTATTTGAATTAGAAGTTAAGACGGAAAATGGTGAATCGTTGTTTAATGCTGAAACAGTAGCAAGAAGTTTGGGGTTTGTGGAAACAAAAAACGGCAAAGAATATGTTCGGTGGAGAACTGTTAACGGATATTTAAAAAAATACCTTTCGCAAGAAGTTGCGAAAAACGATTTTATCAGTGAGCCGATGGTATACAAGTTAGCTTTTAAAGCGAATAATGTTTTAGCTGAAAAATTTCAGGATTGGCTAGCGGTAGAAGTCCTACCTCAAATCCGAAAACACGGCATGTACGCAACAGATGAACTACTTAACAATCCAGACTTGCTAATCGAAGTAGCAACCAAACTCAAAGAAGAACGCACGTTGCGATTGATAGCTGAACAACGAGTAAATGAATTACAACCGAAGGCAGACTATTACGACCGAATCTTGAACAACAAAGGATTAGTTACAGTTAGTACGATTGCTAAGAACTACGGTATGAGCGCTGTATCGTTTAATAAATTGCTACATGAATTAGGTATCCAGTTCAATCAAAGTGGCACATGGCTGCTATACAGTAAGTTCCAAGACAAAGGATACACGCATATTGAGCCATTTGATTATGAAGATAAAAACGGCAATCGGCAAGTAAAAACAAGGATGAAATGGACGCAAAAAGGACACATCTTCTTATATGAAACATTGAAGAAGAATAATTACTTACCGATGATTGAACGTGAACAAACAGCATAGGAGGTAACACTATGAACGAGGAAATGAGCCAAACAATCAAGGTACAAAAAATGATAGATGATCTAACACATGCAATTGATAGCCAAGCCGATAAAATCATCAAGGAATTGCAAGGACAAAAAGTTTGGGATGCAAAAATGCTTTTCAAGACTATCAAATTTGAAATGAATCCAACAAAAAGAAAGCTCGCCGATGTGTTGGAAGAAAAGTTGGCTTCCGCTATCAACGAGCAAGAATTACTATTTGAAACCGATACTTTTAACAGCTGATGTTTTATAGATGACAGTTTCATCCGAATCTATATCATTATAGATTCGATTATTGCAATGTACGAATTATAAATACAGGAGGAAACAACCAATGGAGCAACTAGCTTTAGTTAACCTCTCAGACCTCAAAGCTTCTTTGGCAGAATCTGAGATTGCAAATGAAGTATGGGATACAAAGCAAGCTGCGGAATATTTAAAAACCACAACACGCACGCTGACTAAAGATGCCGAATCTGGAAAGATTCCAGCAGCGAAAGTTGGCAGAGAGTGGAGGTTTAGTAGTATCGCTTTGTATCAGTATCTAAAAGGAGGAAAAACATGGGTAAATTCAACAGAGCATTAGTATTTAGCGCACCGCTAATCATCTACGCTTTAGGACTTTGGGGAAGCAGACAAGCGTTGATAGGAACGATTGTTTACATGGTTTGGATTTTTATGGGGCTTGATGAAGCTGAGTACAGAGCGAAAAAAAGACACGAACGCCGGCAAGCATAATCGTGTCAAGGGAATAAACTATCTTTCTATATTTTACCACAGAAAGGAATGAACCGTAAATGCTAATTGCAACGGATACACTAGACCGCATCTTTTTAAAAGACGAATACAAACTGCGCAATATAGATGCGTCAGGAATTTTAGTATTTGATCTTTATGACAATGGAAAAATTGGTATCTATCAAGCAAGTGATATTGAAGAAACAAACCTTGCTTTCGAACAAATTGATGATTCTGTGGAATTGGATTTAGATGAGGCAATCCTAGCTTTTGAACAAATTGCAAAATTATTAAAGGAGGCACAAAAGAATGGCAACTCTTTACCAACTCAGCGAGTCATATATCAAAGTCCTGGAACTGGCAGAACAATTGGATGAAGAAATTCTTCGCGATACTCTCGATTCGATTAATGAAGCGATCGAGTATAAGGCAGAAAACTTAGCAAAAATAGTTAAAGAAGTAGAAGGGAAAGCTGAGTTAATCGATAGTGAAATTAAACGTCTGCAGGAACGTAAGACATCACTTTTGAACAATGCTAAGAGTATCAAACACTATTTACAAGAGGAAATGGAAAAGACTGGTAAAACGAAGATTAAAGGTGAATTATTCAACATTGGAATCCAAAATAATCCAGTATCAGTCAAAATTAATAATGAGAACTTAATTCCAAAAGGATTTTTTACCCCTGTGCCTCCCAAATTGGATAAAAAGCAATTGAAGGAGGAACTGAAGCACGGAGATATTCCTGGTGCTGAACTCGTCCAAACAAAAGGTTTGAGGATAAGATGATGCAAGTGGAGGTATGAGTAATGGTAAAAAAAATAAAAGCCGAAGATCTATCAGTCGAAAAAGGAACTTACATGATTTACGCAAATCCTGGTATGGGAAAAACTTATTCTTTAGGATTTCTTCCAGGTAAATCATTGATATTAGATGTTGACGGATCATCATCGACATTGGCAAAGCATCCTAACAAAGAAAATATTGAAGTGTGGGAATTAGATTCTTCTGATATTTGGCAAGAATGGCTTGATACTATTTCAGACTTAGTCGCAAATAAATCTTCCTACGAAAAGCAATTCGACAATATTTGTGTAGATAACATTTCTGAATTGTTCAAAGCGCAATTGGAAGATTTAGGCAAGAAAGGAAAAAATAGTGGTGTTCCTTCTCAAGCCGACTATCAAAGAACAGATTTTATGAATTTGCGAGGTCTTAGAGCATTGAATAATTTAGATTGCCGAATAGTCCTGACTGCATGGGAAACAACAGACACATATACAGAACCTAATGGACAATTTTTTACAAGATCAATGCCAGATATAAGATCAAAAATTTTAAATAATTTTTTAGGCTTATGTGATGTAGTTGGCAGACTTGTAATAAAAAAAGATGACGATGGTAATGAAACAAGAGGATTAATACTAAAGCCTACTAGTAACGTTTATGCAAAAAACAGATTAGATGAACGTAGTGGGTGTTTGGTGGAACAATTGGTTGTTAGAGCGGGCGGTGAACCGAATGTATCAACTCCGACCGTATCAGATTAAGCTAGTCCAAGAAGCCAGAAAACATCTATCTCAAGGAAAAAAGGGAGTATTGATCCAATCGCCACCAGGAAGTGGTAAATCAGTTGTAATTGCAGAAATTGTTCGATTAGCAACAAGAAAAGGTGGCACAGTACTATTTCTTGCCCACAGGAGAGAGTTACTGGATAACATTCGAGAAACTCTTGAACAAAATGAAGTAGATTTATCAAAAGTCATAATATTGTCAGCTGTAATGGCTAAGAACAGGTTAAATAAATTGCCGAAGTTGTCTCTGATAATTACGGATGAAGGGCATCATGGTAAAGCGAAAACTTATATGGATATCTATAAACATTTTAAAGAAATTCCTAGATTAGGTTTTACTGCCACACCGTACAGACTCAATGGGGAAGGATTTACAGATATATACGAAGAAATGGTAGAAGGACCATCCATACAGTGGTTGATTGATCAGCACAATCTAGCGCCTTATCGTTGGTACTCTATTCCTTTGATTGATCGTTCTAAAGTAGATTTTAAAAATATGTCACGTGAAGCTGAAAGTTCTGCGCGATTATTCGAGTCAGATGCCACAATTCAAGGTGACATTGTTAAAAATTATAAAAAATATGCGGATGGTCAACAAGCGATTGTTTATGCTCCAACGATTCAGGTAAGCAAGATGATTGTTAAATGGTTTAACGACAACGGAATATATGCGGTTCATGCAGATGGGAAAACACCTACCAAAGAACGTGATGATATTATGGCAAATTTCAAATCGAAAAAAATCACTATATTATCAAATGTCGATTTAATCAGCGAAGGATTTAATGTACCAGATGTTGGAGTGATTATCCTTTGCAGGCCTACGCAATCAATCGTCTTACATTTACAACAGTCTATGCGAGGCATGAGATATCGAGAAAATAAGACTTCGATTGTGTTAGATCATGTTGGGAACGGAGCTAACTTAGGTTTACCTACTGATGAATTTGAATGGTCGTTAAGCGCTAGGAAAAAGAAGAGTAATGGAAGTAGCAGCGAAGCGCCTAGAATGACTTGCTCAACATGTGGACAGCAATTTCTTTTGAAGAGTTTATTAAAGATAGAAAATAAACCCCATTGCCCGTTCTGCTTACAAGAAATAGTAATTAAAGAAAAAGAAAATTCCGTTACTTTTGATGAAGCGGTTCAAATGGTGGAATTGAATGCAGAAAATGCCAAGCTAGCGCGACTTTCAAGAAAGAAATTTTCAAAAAAACTATCTTTAGAATTAAATTATGCGATTGCAAAAGCAAAGGTAAGTTTTGAAGGGAAAGGAAATCCGCTTTTTAAAATGTTTGGCTCACTCACTGCTTATCAAGGACAACATTACTCCATCGATCAATTAGAAGAATTATCGTTGATCAAAGATGTATCAATGGAATCAATTTTAAGAGCTTATAAATGGGCTTTAGAAAAACTCAATTCAAAACAAGAAGAACCCGAATGGGTAAAAAATACATTTTATTAAGGAAGAGGTAATTAATTATGACAGCATTTAAAGTAGATTACAATGAAGCACAAGATTTTGGAGCAGTACCAGACGGAGATTATGAGGTAGTTATTTTCAACGTTACGGAAGGTGCATCAAATGGCGGCACAGAGTTTATTAATTTTGATATGGTCATCAGAAATGATATTAAACAACCCCGACAAAACAGTCATCTTTTCCATAGAGTTTGGAAAAGTAAAGAAACTGGCAAATATAATCGTGGAATGATCATGTCACTAGCGAAATCATTTGGCCTTCCTGATGGAAAGGAATATCAATCATTCGAAAATTTCCTTGAAGATTTTGCCATGAGACCAGCGAAAGTAAAAGTAAAGAACGAACAATCGGAGTACAACGGGAAAACGTATGACAATACAAATATTAAAAAATTCGAAACCACTAAGTTTCCAGAACTCCAACATCAATGGAAGAAAAGCAACGCTGAAAAATCTGTAAATTCCTCACCAGCATTTGATATTTCAGATAATGATCTTCCATTCTAATGAATAATTACGAGCGTATTCCCTTAGAGTTGCGTGAGTTAAATCAGTGGGGGATTTATAAACGCTCATGGAACGAACAACGAGGGAAATGGAGTAAGAAACCTTATGATCCGTTTACTGGAGAATTAGGCAGCAGTACAAATGAGAGCAAGTGGTCTGATTTCAAGACCGCTCTCTCAGCTGTTTCAACTTTTAATGCAGATGGCCTAGCTTTTTATTTTAAACCACCTTATATAGGTATTGATTTAGATGATATAGGCGAAGACTTAGAAAGGTATCTTCAAGGCGATGTAGAAAATAACTTAGTTTACGTTTTTATGAATTCTACAAAAACATATTCAGAAATATCAATGAGTGGCAAGGGAATCCATATTATAGGTAAAGCAGCAATCCCTGGAGAAAGACGTAGAAAAGGGAATGTCGAAATGTATACCGAAGGTAGGTTCTTTGCTATTACAGGTAACTTCTTTGGTAATAATGAAGAAATTAATGAGATACCTGAAATCCAAATGAATTTCTTATACAAGCGTTATTTAGAAAATGAAACAGTAATAAAACAAGATTTTTCTAAAAGTAATTGGTCAGATGGAAATGACTTATCTGTCAACGAGATCATACAAACAGCAGTGAATTCTTCCACAGGTAATCGTTTTAGATTGTTCATGGATGGAGGATGGGAAAAAATATATGATAGCCAATCTGAAGCAGATTTAGCATTTGCAAATGATTTAGCTTTTTGGACTGCTGGAGATTTTCAAAAGATGGATGAAATATTCCGAATGTCTTCGTTGTTTCGAGATAAATATGATCAGAAACGCGGAAAGACAACTTATGGAATAGGGCTTTTAAATAAAGCCATATCTGAGAATACCAATCATTATACTGGCAAAAAAACAGCTGATGATTATTTTCTTTCCATCCCAGGTATCACTGTGGACGAAACTAAACCGACTAAGTTTTATAGCTATGATGATACAGGGAATGCAGAAAGATATCTTGATTTGTTTGGATCATTTACAAAATACAGTTACGTAAATAAATGCTGGTATTTTTATAACGGTAAAAACTGGGAACAAGACAATATCGGTGCCGTTCGAAAATGGGTAGATCAGACTATCGAGATATTCAAAAACGAACCTGTTTCGATACCTAAAGATGCAACTGAAGATGAAGAAAAAGCCTATATTGAAGCAAAAGAGAAACATTTAAGAAGGTCTAGAAACAATGCTGGAAAAGAAGCTATGACACGTGAGTTGAAACACCAAGTAGCGATACTTCCTGATGAATTTGATAGTGATGATATGCTGTTCAACGCTCAAAACGGTTATTTAGATCTTTCTAATGGCATTTTATACGAACACGATATTTCTAAAATGTTCACTCGAATTTCTAACGCTGAGTATACGGATAAAAGTGATTGTCCACGTTGGAAGCTGTTTTTGGAACAGATATTTGACGATAACACTGAATTGATTCGCTATATTCAAAAAGCTGTTGGATATTCTATGAGTGCATCGATAAGAGAACAAGTCATGTTCATCCTTTTCGGCAACGGAAGAAATGGTAAGTCTGTTTTCTTAGATATCATTTCTGAAATAATGGGAAGTTATGCCATGGGAATGCAGGCATCAACATTGATGGTTAAACAAGGTGGTAGCAGCGGCCATAACGAAGATATCGCACGATTAAATGGCGCACGTCTAGTAACGTCCTCGGAGCCAAATGAAGGCGTAAGAATGGATGAAGGTTTAATCAAACAACTAACTGGCGGAGATAAAGTATCAGCATCTTATAAAGGAGGCCACATGTTTGACTATAAACCTAAATATAAGATTTGGCTTGCAACTAATCATAAGCCAATCATCAGAGGAAATGATGATGGTATTTGGCGAAGATTGCCATTAATTCCTTTCACTGTACAAATTCCATTGGATAAAGTGGATAAGAATTTGAAAGAAAAATTGATGCGCGAATTGCCAGGAATATTCAATTGGGCAGTAGAAGGATGTTTGATGTGGCAAAGAGAAGGGTTGAATCCACCGGCCGATATTCAGAAAGCTACAATGGAATATCGAAAAGAAATGGATATTATAGGTGCTTTTATAGATGAATGTTGCGAAACAGGACCTGGTTATTCAATCGGGGCAACGGATCTATTTAAAGCATACGATAAATGGGCAAGAGATATGAATGAACATCCATTCAGTCAGACCCAGTTTGGTAAGAAAGCTGCGGACAGGTTTGAGAAGAAAAAAACAAATGGGAAAATTAGTTATATAGGGATTGATTTAAAAAAAGAGTTTAGAGAATTTAATGTATTAGTTCCTGGATTGTGAAACAAAAAAGTTTCACGAATATAAAAAAGGGATGGTCTAGGGAGGGTTTAGGGATAGTTTTTGATAAACCCTCCCTGAACTTAAACCTTAGAGCTACAAGGATTATATAGCTATTAGGGATAGTAGGGATAGTTTTTATATATAGTAAATAAAATAATAAAAATAAGGAAATATATAAAAATACAGAAGCAACCTAGAAAAACTGTCCAACCCTCCCTAAAATTAAACAATCCTTAGAGTATCAAGGGATACATGGTTTTTAAACCCTCCCTATTTATTATAAACCCTCCCTGGAATTTAAGGAGGCGCTTATGACAGCAGAAATTGAAATACAAAATGCTATTCGAAGAGAATTACCAAAATATGGTCATTTTGTTTATAGAGGCAATGTGGGTAAAGTGAAGACGATTGATGGCAGATGGTTCGATACTGGATTGCCCAAAGGATGGCCAGATTTATTTGGATGGACTAAAGAGGGAAAATTTTTCGCCATTGAAGTGAAGAATGAAAAAGGAAAGTTGAGACCAGACCAAGTGAAGTTTGGTGATTTTTTGCAAAAGCAACCTGTACTATATGGTGTTGCACGATCAGTGGAAGAAGCATTGAAAATTGTGGAGGAATCATCATGACAACAGAAGAAGTGATTCAAATGCGTATTCGAAGCATTCAGCGTGAGATTGACGATCTGGAACGAACAAAGGCAGTGATGGTCAATGAAACGGCGAGGAAGGCAATCGATTTGCACATTGAGAATTTAAGAAGGGAAATTCGTAGATTGGAGGAATGAGCGTGGATAAGAAAGTAGCAATGAAACGAATCATCGAACTGACACATTCTGAGAATTGGCAAGAAGACAAAGAAATAGTTGCAGAAGTTCAAAAGCTCGGTAAATCAATGTGGACTGAAAAACCCAAACGGAGAACGCCGAGAAAGATTGCAATTTGGCATGGTGATCGAATTCTAGTAACAGGTACTGCTGAACAGTTATCTGAAATTACTGGTCTGAGCAAAAACATTATCTGGGATAGAGCTAGGAGCTTATGGATTGATTCAAAGGGGCGACAGTTTAGGTATGTGGAGGAGAAAAAATGCTAGACATGAGAATCGAAGATTATCGAATTACCAGTGATTCTAGAAACATTGTCTTATCGAAGGTAAGACGAGACGAAGAAGGAAACATCCGCTACACAGAAACAAAAGAAGAATCACGAGCAGATATCGGATACTTTCAAACTGTCTCATCGTGTTTAAAGGCAATACAACGCGATTACGTGTTAAGTGAAGAAAGAACGATAAAAAGTATTATCGAGTACAAAAAAGCGTTAGAAAACATCACTAGACAGTTTGAACAGGCATGTGAGATTGAGGAGGAGAAATAA